TATTTACCTGAAACGAGGGCTGAAAAATCAACCCCCCTGTTTCAATTAACCTCCGGCAGCAATCGCACCAGTGTTCTTGATACGCAATGGAATGTAAATAAACTCCACTGCTTTTACTGGTTCAATAGCAATATCAACCCACAATTCACTGCGGTCAATACGTGCTGGTGTGTTGTTGCTCAAGTCACAAACAACCAAATAGTCGTACAGTGCTCTTTTGGCAACCAAGTCAACCATCAAACTGTTAACAGTGTTGGTAATTTGATTACGTGTGATTGTGTCATTGGGTTCAAACAAATACAACTTACCAATTTCTTCCAATCTGCCACGCAAGAAGCATACTAGTCGTGCAACGTTGATACGGTCAAGTGCTGTAGTTGTTGTAGTCGACGTCTTGTTACCAAAGTTGGTAATACCAATTCCAGGAATAAACGTAATAGGATTAATGTTGCGCTCATACAAGATGTCACGAACTGACTGGCTTACACCAATTTGGTTAAACTCACCTGTTAGTGCATTGATATATCCAATTGCGAGTGCGTTGTCGACCACACCACGACGTGTACCTGCTGGTGCAAACCATGGATAACTTGCGGCATCACTGCGTAGGATTGTACGCACCATCATGTGACTTGGAGGTTGAACAACTGAGTTTCCACCAAGGTCAGTAGTTTGGCAACTGGGATAGAACACACCACAATAGTTACTTGTGGCAATATTGCCATCACCGTTGGGTTGTCCCAGGCCGTTGTTGTTTGTTGCAAATGCTACCAAGCTGTTGCCATCTGGGCCCAAGCGCATGGGAGTATCGCCAACCACAAACAATGTGTTGTTGCGCTCATTGCTGAGTGCAATCATGTTGGGTGTCAACTCAGGGTATGCAGGTGTAGCAACAATATTGTATTGAGTTTGCTCTTCACGTGCTGTTACACTGGTGTCAATGCCTGACTTGAGTGCTTCTACAATGATCTGACGCTGTGCCAATCTACCGGCCCACATGGAACCGTTGCTCTTGTTTCCACTGGCAGTTAACCATGTGTTGAGATTGATCTCACTCCAGTATGAGGCATTAGTTGGTACAGTACCAGCCGAAGTGGCCACTGTACAAACGTAGATAACGTTGTTGTAAACTACAAAATCATTTACCGCATACGCCGTGGTTGCTGAGTATGCATCGATTGCATAGTCAGTGGCGCTGGTTGTGAAGTAATCCATCTGGAAACTCTTTACATTGTATCCTGAGCGACGTGTGTTAAACAGCAATGTACCTTGTGGATACAATGCAGGATCTGGAGCATCTGGATCAAGATAGTTGCTGGTCAACAAACTCTCAATAGTTGGGAATGGATCTGCCACAGGGTCTACTGTGCCAGTTGATGACCAACGTGCATCAGCAAACAAAATACCATTTTGTGTGGTTTGATCTGTTGTGTCAATTTCTACCCACTGATCAACATTGCTGACTGACTGCCAACGGTACAACTTGGGATAATTTTCCAAATCGCTGGTATCAATCCACAAGTCACCATACTCCAATGGGCTCAATGCTGTGTCAGTTTGTGTGGTAGGTGCTGATGCACTGATGATAGGACCGGTTGCATTACACAATGTTAAATCGTAACCACGAACATCGTTGGTTACGTTTTGATAACCCATCCACATGCCGTCATCTTGAATCATGATGTCAGCGTCGCTGACTGAACTGTAATACCACAAACGGCCATCTGCTGGATCTTGACCTGGGGCAGTGTCGCTGGCAGTATAGGTAAACAATGGTGTGGTGACCCAGTTTGACAACAACAATGTGGCAGTGTTAGACTTGAGATAGCGACATTTTGGTGTGTCTACTGTGAATCCCGCGGCAGTTACAGGTGTACCTGTTAGATTTGTTAACGCAATTGTTCCGCCCTGACTGTGCGTAAATGTCATGTACCCAGCACTGTTTACACTGGCCGACACATAAGTAATATTGGCAGCAGATACTGCGGCCACAAAATCAGCGGCTGTTCCTGTTCCACCAATAGTAACAGTTGCACTGGAACTTCCTCCAGTGGTATTGGTTCCCACAAGAGTAAATGTGTTACCCGCCACAAAAGGTGTGCCAGAAGAAACTATCGTAGTACCGGTATAAATGGCTTGGCCGATGGCATATCTTTCTAAGATTTCAAAAGAGAAAGTATTCAATGGTGTTGTTAGATACGTGGTTGCGTTAAATAACACAAAAGTAGTTCCTACTGGAATATTTTTGCCCCCGCCCCCTGCGTCAAGACCATACATAGCAGTTGTGTCACTGGTATATGCAGGACATGATTGTGAAATCCAGGTGCCTAGCGCGGCACTGTATGACTTGACAGACAAATTCAATCCACTGTTGGCTATGCTTAGATTCTGCCATACAGATCCAGTGGGTCTAGCATTGATGCCGGCTGCTGTGATCCATTTTGGTTGTTCGTAACTATAACTGGGATCGTACTCAGGTGCCGCATATTCGCCGGCTGTGATTCCTAATGCTGTCAACAAAGTAGTGCCAAGATTAGGACCAGCGTCAATTGTGACGACACCGTTATTGCTTAATGTACTACCGTCATTGGCAGCTGTGCTGGTGGCTTGAATGTACAACTGGTTGCTCACAGCACGGGCTGTAACACCAGTAATGGCAGCAGAATTGATTGCGGCAGCAAATCCTGCTACTGTGTTTGTTGCACCAACTGTGACCAGGCTGTCATTGATATACATGTTTGCGCCAACAGTCAATGTGGTAGGAGCACTTGATCCAAGCACTGTGGGCCATGATGCTTTCCATGCATTTGAACCAAGTTGTACCCATACATTATTGTAATTTTTAAAATAGCCAGGTTGACTTGTAGCGCAAGTAACCACAGCATAATCGCCAATCGAACCAATTGAAGCAAGAGGTGTATAGTCGGCTAGGCTAGGATCAGCATTGTAACTGGTCACTTGATCAGTGTCGTTGATTATCAAAGGAGTGTTATTTGTAAATGTTTCAGTTGTTTGATTCCATTCAAAAATTCCCCAGGTGGATAGTGATGTATCCAACCAATATGCACCGTTTGATGCTGAACCGGTAGGACGAGTCAAACTGGCTGTGAGTGCAGTCAAATCAATGTCGGCACGTTGTACATAACAACGGTTTGTAACACCCAGGGCTGAATATGCGGCAAGCAAGCCGTATTCGTTGAGTTCATAACCGTTGATTGGAGTACCAGTTGTTGTGTTATAGAAGAAAGGCACACCAAATGTGGCAGCCAAATCACGCTGGCTAGTAATCAAATATGTTTTGTTTGCATTAGCGGCAAGTGTACCGGCTGCTACAGTGATTCCGTCACTGGATACTTTGTTCTGCGCTGTGGCAATCAAAAAGTAAGGTACTGTGTTTACAGCGGAAGGGATGTATTGACTCTCGTCGATTACCGTTACTTCTACGCCTGGTGATGTTAAAGCCATAATGATTTCCTTTTCAAGTTGTAGATATTTATAGTATTTTGATAAAAACACCAGAATTGCAAACCCTTTGGCCAAGGCCCAGCCGCTAAATATCGTATGAAGCGACCTTTATGTAAATCTTGTGAGCAAAGACCTTGTGCAGTAAACTACTATCGTGATGGTGTAGCACACTATCGTTCTAGATGTGAGAATTGTCAACGTCGGGGTCGTGGGCTAAAGCGGCGAATTCCCAAATGGGAAGAAGCAGGATATAAGAAAAAGATGACATGCGACCACTGTGGATTTAGAGCAAAATTTAGTGCCCAAATGTTAGTGTATTATGTGGACGGCAAACTCAACAACACCGAACTTAAAAATCTAAAATCAGTTTGTAAAAACTGCGAAGTTGAGTTGGCCAAAAGCGATGTTACTTGGCGTCGCGGGGATCTTGAACCAGATCTTTAACTTGCTGATATAATTCGTCTAGTGTACCGTTGTTGTCTAACACATGATCAAATTGAGTGCCAATCCAGGCAGTTTCTGAGGCATGGACTCCGAACTTTTCTAATTTGCGTTGACTCAAGGCCCAGGTACTATTGCCATTGGCGCCACGATTTACACTTAGAGCGGCAGTATACCAAGCAGGTTCTAACCCACGAATTACCCTGACAACCTTGCCCCCGGCATTTTTAATTGCCCGGATTTCGTTGGGAAAACGGCAGTCTGATATCACAACATCGTCTTGGCTATGACGCAGTTTGTTTTCTAAACTGGCGATCCAGATGTCATCGTGAAATCCTGCTCTGCATACTTCTGTGCCCCAGTATTGCAGTATCCAGCGTGGGGTCAAGGTGGGCATGTGCAGGCGTTCTGCCCACCATGGATCCACTTGTTCTCGCCATTCACGGGCTTGTTTAGTGCGCCCTTCTAGCATGGTTCGGTCCCAACCAAACACCTGTGCCACAGCATCTTTTAGTGTTGACGCAAAACTTTCTCTACGAAAATGATGTAAATTAACAAGATAGTCAGCGGCAGTATCTTTACCGGCTCCAATTAATCCGCAGATGCCAATAATCATACCAATTCCCTTACGTTTAAATGTTTGAGTGTGTCTTGTAACAATGCTATTTGTCTGCGACAGTCTTCTAGTGCATGATGGCTGGTAGCAGGTTTGGGCAAGCCGGGCCATAATCCAAACACGGTACGACTATCCCTCACAGCATAAAACTGCCAGGGTATGGGTTTGCCATAACTTTTGTAGGCATGCTCGAGTATGTTCATGTCATACGTGGGACCTTGGGCCCATATACGTTTGCTCTGCCATATTATTTTGGCCAGTTCATCTAGTGCCTGGTCTAGTGGTATGCGTTCTTGTTCGTTGAATGCTTCGTCTCTTGCGGCAGCAGGTTGGGTAGCCCACCAGTCAATGGTGCCTTGTTGTATGCTACGACCTTCTTGGCTTTCCAAATCTACCCTTGCATAGTAAAAACGATCATGGCATCCGTGACCCAAGGGATCAAAACTTTGAGCCGCAATGGTCAGGATTGTGGTATCTGGACCAGTGCCTAAACCTTCTAAGTCAATCATTAAATCTGCCATGTATGTATTATAGCAGAGTTTTTGATTTGTGTCGAGTGGCTGTTAACCTATTACCCAGGTTAATGGCTGACTAGCATCCACATACATTTTGAGTTCTTCAATTTTGGCATCCATGATAGTTTGGCCTTCTGCTTTCATGGCTGTTCCATTAAGACTACCGCCTCCTTGTGGACCAGCAATGGTTGAGAACTTTTCACGGGCTTCACCAATGATCATTTTGCAAGCACCAACCATGTAGTCCCGGATCCACTGACTGATTTGATAGTCGCTTAACAATTGAATCTCAGGTTTGGTTTGGTATGTCCAAAGTAGTACAGTTTCGCCGGTGCCTTTTGGATCACGAATCAGTTGTAGTTTCTTAGTAACTGGATTCCATGTATAATTCATGAATCCACCAAACATACGTGCCGCTAGTTCAACATATTGACTGTAGAAGTCATATGTGGCAAGTCCGCCGGCCACATTGAAGTTCATGAGGTAAACGTTGATTGACGCTTGTGCAAACGGATCAAAATTTGATGCGAACGGACCAGTAGCATTACCAAATGTTCTGCGGAATATTTGTCTTACTGTTTGCACTTCTTGTGGCAAAGTATAAATGTTCATGTCCTGAATCAACTCCATGAAGATGTATGCTTCTTCATAGGCGTTGTTAGCACGTTGTCGGTAAGTGCCAATTGTGCGTTGATAGGCCGCTTCGTAGTGTGCAGGGTCTAATTCAAGATCAATAATTTGATCGCCCATGGTTAATTTGCAATACTCAATAAGGTTTTGCTTTAACTCGGGCAGGGTATTTTGTTCAGCCATAGGGAACTCCGTTCCCTATATTTACCAGCTTTTCAATATCACCAAGTTCTCTGTTCCACGTCCGTTGAACCCTGTTTCCGTT